GTACCCTGATTCGGTAAACCCACTTGGTCCACGGCTGATGAGCAGCGGGATGCCGCGCAAGCTGGGCGTACGGTTTGGCGTCGTGGTGAGCAGCGACTCGATATATGCGTTGGTCGGGTCGCTGTAGTTACCGCGTGTGATGTCCACCCACGAGTACTGCCCGCCTTCCCCCGGCGGCTGGTCTCCGCCCCACGCCTGCGGGTCGTCGATGAGAAACCCGCCGCCTGCATTGTCGGTGCCAGGAGTGGCCTGAAAGGCCAGCCGTTCGCCGATAAACACCTGCTCAACGTGGATGTCGGGGCCGTAGCCAAGGGCGAACACCTCGCCGATATAGAAGCGGTAGGCAACGGTGAGGAAATCGAGCAACGGCGCGAACGGACCAAGAAACACGTAATCCAGCCAGTTGCTGTCGCGCTCCACGGCGCGTTGCTTGAAATCGCCATACCAGATGCGGGACGGGGTTATCTGCACGGTGCCTGCGAGGTAGGGAACAGGACGGACTTCCGATGGGCGGTTATTCTCAGCAAACTCCTCGAAGGCAATCTCCGACGGGCGCTTGCTGAACAGTCCAGCACGTTGGAGCTGCCCAAAGGCAAGTTGACCTGCAATGATGGCAATTTGCAGCCACATGGTTAGATTACACCTCGGGTTTCAGGATCAACGTTCGGCATGAACGGCCAGCCGCCAAACGCTTCACCATTATTCGTCTGCGAGGCAAACTTTGACGCCCACGTCGCGTAGGTCAGGTCGTCGCCGGGGTAGATGTCAGCAGTGAAGTCAGTGTCAAGAGTGAACAACGGGAAGGCGGCGTTAAGTGTCAGTTGCACGTCTATGCCTACTGTCTCATGTGTGATAACCGTCCGCATGTCGCGGTCAGGGGCGATGATTAGCCCGCCGCTGAAGTAACCGTCAGGCTGGGTAATACCAGTGACAGTCAACACGTCGCGCTGGTCGTTGAGCGCGGTGACGGTGACGCCTGTACGCAGTGTTTCGATGTCCACCCCGGTACGAGGGTCATAGATGGAATAGCGGCTGAGAATACTGAGCGAGTCACTGAACGACTCCCGTTCAAAGAAGTGCCAGAGGGTTTTGCAGTGGAAGGAGACGATGGAGCCGTCGAGGTTGAAGGACGGGCGGACGATCCAGCCTGTCCAGTGGGGAGTGGCGACCTCAGCCACGCGGTCGTACTCGAAGATGCGCAGGATGACCTGGAACGGCGGCGGGCCGAGAGTGAACAGGTCGGCGACAGCGTTGCGTTCGAGGATGGTGAGGTCAATTTCCGCCTCCTGCGGCTCGGCGCTGAACTTTGGCTTGGTATGGGTGATGGGGATGTGGCGGTAGAGTTCGCCATCGACAAGCTGGTCTTCGGCAACGCCCGTGTAAGTCTCGACGCTTGTGCCGAACGACACCCTGTACAAGAAGTTTGTTTGCGTTGGTACAGTGACTGCCATTGTTGCTATAAGGTAAAAACTAACTTCCCAGCGTCGAAGGTCGGCGGCTTGCCTACGACAATGGACTTCGGCGGCAGGATTGGGCCACCGTTATAGAGTTTGGTGAATACCCCTGACGCAGTATCAACAATGTCAAACCAGACTAGGTCGCCATTGCCGACGGAGTTGGCTGTAGGGAGTGCGATGCTGACAGTGTTTGCAATCCTACCGCCGGATGACGCTGCGCCGAATAAAGATGTGCCGCGCGCGAACTGGTAGCGCGCATAGCCCGAGTAGTTTGTCTCGGTGCCGCCACCGCTACGAGACGACGGGCTGACCAGCAGACGGATGTAGAGATTCGCGCCGATGGTGATGGCCGTGCCGCGATAGAGGAAGTTGTAAATTTCGTCGGCGGTTGTCAGTCCAATCCACCCCGGCATTTACCCGGCCCTCCTTATTCCCAGTAATTTCTGCACCGTCGGGCGATTACGCGCCAGCCACTGGACTTGCACGCGATCGCCTTCAGCGCTGTTGTACCAGTTGCTGATGTCGCGCTGGTCGTCAACGAAGATTTGGCGCAGGGTCATCGACGACAATCCGCTGCTACCTGCCAGCGCAGCCGCAGGGACAGGGGTAGCGAAGGATGGCGCTCGTTCAATTTGACTGAGGATGTTCGCCTCGGTTGTTTCACGTGAAACAAAGCCGCCTGATGCGAAGCCGGGAATACGTCCGCCCAGCCCACGAGTTCGTTGCAGATACTGGCGCAGGATTTCCACTTGCCGCACGGCGTGACGCGGATCGGTGGTAAGAATCGCCTCCGGGAATCCACCCTCAGCCACTCGTACCAGCCGTCCGCCGGGCTGCGCGGGCAGGATGTCACCCGTAGCAAAGCCAATCTGCCCAAGTGTCTCAAGACCTGATGACCCGGCTACGGCAGCAGCAAACGCGGCTCCGGCAGCGGTGATAATCGAAGCAAAAGCGGTGGCAGCAGTGGTAATAGCGGTGGCGAAGGATACGGCAGCAGCGGTATCAGTGGCGGCAGCGCTGGTTGCCCCGGCTTGGATAGTTGTTGCCGCGATGGTGGCCCCGGTGGTGAGCGCAGTGGACGCAGCAGTCGCTCCGGCAGTATCGCCCGCAGCCGATGCAATTGCCCCGCCTGCCGCTCCTCCACCACCGCCGAACCCGAACAGTCGCTTCAGTCCAGCGATGAACCCGCCCGTCGCGTTATCCGCCCCGCCGAATATCGACTCAAACAGCCGCTTGCTGAGTTGCTCAGCGATAACATCGTTGATGGCTTGCGAGAACGATGCCGCAAGGTCCAGTAGCGCGTCCTTGACCGACTTCGTCTGGTTCAGCATGTCGCTGAAGAAGTCACGGAAGCCGGAACGAAAGGCGTCCTTACCCGCTGCGTTGATCTGCTTGCCTAGTCCGGCAACCTCATCCCGTGTGTCCTTGACGGTTTCAGCGGCATCCGACGCCTGCTGTTGCAGGCCACGGTCGCGGGAGGCGTCAGCAATCTGCTGTAGGAGCCGTAGTTGTTCCTCCAATGCGCTGGTGTACTCACCATTGATGCGTCGGATGATGATTGCGCCTTCGACTTCAGCAATGTCCCGGTTACGTACGGCGCGTTCAACGTCGGCGATTTTCGCAATCCGCTCGTCGTTGATGCGATCGAATTCCTTTTGCGCGAGGCGGAATTGCTCGCTGAAGGGTAACTCGCCCAGCCCTTGCACCTGGGTGCGGAGTTCGTTGAGGAAATCGATGAGCGCGCGAGGGGGCTCGACGCCGCGAGCTTGCAGTGCTGCGACGATCTGGCGAATAGTCTCGTGCGCGACAGTCAGCGAGTCGTTGAGCTTGCGTTCACCCGCCAGTCGTCGGGCGATAGCAGCTTCCTCGCTTAGCCCTCGAAACTCCACCTCAAAGGTGAGTTGCTTCTCTAGTTGCGCCTGCCGGTCGGTTGCGCGACGTACCAACTCCTGCGCAGCAGCCAGCGAGGCCAGCGCGTCCTCCTGCTCCTTGATACCGAGAATCGCGTCAATCTGCCGCTGGTTACGCGCCTTGGCGACCTTGATGTCTTCCTTGTCTTCACGGCTGAGAATGTCGGCGAAGGTAGTTTCCAGTCGGTTGAGGTGCTCCTGCTCCTTGCTGAGACGTTGTAATTCCTCACGGAATCGCTCGTCGGTCGCTGCGTTTGCCGCCGCTTCAATCAACCCGCGTAGCTCGGCGTATTCCTGTTCCAGTTTGCCAGTGTCGTCAATTTGTTGCTTAGCTGATTCGGCCAGCAGCTGTGCGACTTCGACACCTAAGTCGCGCTGCTGCTGTTCCAGTTCCAAGATTCGCGTGTTCGCCTTAATCGCGCGTTCCTCAGCAGCGGCAGCGGCGGTTTGAACGCGCACCCGTTCAGCCGGAGGAAGCTTGCGCTTACGAGACTCTTCTACCAGTCGAATCTGCTCCGCTAACGCCTCCGCAACCACTACTCGCTGGGCTTGGATTTCCAGTTGCAGGCTATCGGTAGTAAGTCGCGCGCGTTCTCTGAGGTACTGGCGATAGGCAATGGTCTGTAGCTTGAACGCGTTCTCGTTGTCACGCAGCAACGCATCGTTCTTTAATCGCTGAATGGTCCTTTCCTCTTCGCTGCCTGCCTGCAGGATATCAACCAGCGCCTTCGACAGTTCTCGCTGCGCGTTACGCAGCCCAGTGCCGGATTTCGCTTTCTCCCGCCCTTTGAACGCGCTCTCCAGGGTACGGTCGAGAATCTCGCTGACCGACTTGCCTTGCAGTTCAGCCTCTCGCGTAGCGGCGGCGCGGAACGCGGGCTCCAGAGCCAGCAGGCGTTCCAGTTCCTTACGCGCGCCTTCAAAATCGACAAACAACTCCCGCGCGGCGGCAGCAGCAGACTGTAAGATCCCCTGACGGCGTTTGGCGGTTTGTTCGGCGATGTCACCAGCGGCACGTATCCGTTTCTCGCTCTCGTCAAAGGCGCGGAGGAACTCGTTGGTGGCAGGAGTGGCTTCTTTTACCTCGTCGATAAACCGCTTTATTGCCTCAATGGCCTGATCCACGTCTCCTGAAAACAGACCCATCGTTTTAGCGGCTCGAAGCAACTGACGGTCATTGCGCTCCAG